GCCTCCTCCATCCCAGCAAGGCCGCCGGGAAGGGTGGCGTTTGCCCGAGCACGCAGTTCCGCCAACTGATTTTGGTACCGCGTCCGGGCATTTCCGTCTCTGGCGCTGTCAATTTTATCCTGGAGCCGCTTTGCCTGGGTGTCGTATGCTGCCTTACCTAGCTTCGCTCCATAGGAATTTTGCTTCTTTTGAATGTTCTTCCGGGTCTCGAAGTCCTTTGCAAAGTTTCCGGTAAACACCCCGTTGTTCTTGCTGGAAGATGATTTTGCCGGATTGGAAGAGGGCTTTTTACTGGAACTGGAAGAATTTCCCTTGTTCTTGTTCGCCTGGCCAACGGTGTTTTGGAGCCATTCGTCCGGCGTCATCACGCCAAGTTTCATGTTCAACGGCAAGGGAATCCCTCCTTATGCGGTGGCATATGCGGCGAGGTTCGGGTTCATGGCCGCCCACGCCTTTCTCATCTGTTCCACCTGATCCTGGGAATACCCCAGGGCCAGGTACCCGGAGAAGTTGCCGAAGGCCGCCAGCGTCTCCGCCCGGTCCAGAAGTTCCTGGTAGTTCTGCTGGTCCGCGTTCTGGTTGAAGTCGGCAATGTCCTGGTCCAGGTATGCCTGGTTCAGCCAGCGGTCGGTGTCCAGCTGGGCCTGGAGCTGGGCGGTGTCCACCACGCTCTGGGCCTGCTGCCTGTATTCCTCCAGAAGGGCGGCGGCTCTCTCGTACTCGTTGTTGGCGATGGCCTCCGCAATGGAGTTCTGGTAGCTCACTTCCAACTGGTTCAGCTGGAGCTGCATGTCCGCAATGGCATCCGCCTCACCCCGGCGCAGCGATCCAAGGTCATTCTGCAACTGAGTGGAGAAAGCCAGGGACGCCTGCCCGTTGACGCCGGAGCCAAGCCCCGTGGCAGCGGCATACTCATTCCACCGCAGCCGGTCCCGTTCCGACTGGGCGGCCACCGCGTTTCTCTGGTCCTGGTACTGCTGGGGGATCCCAGACATGGCGTGCTCGATCTCCAGCCGGGACTGGTCGTAGGCGTTCTGTAGCCCCGCAATGGCTGCATCCAGCGCAGCGTCGTATACGTCGTTAGTAGGATCAATTTGCGCCTCGTAGCTGGGCAGAGTCACGTTGGGCAGGCCCACGTTGGGCAGGTGCCCCTCCGGCAGTTCAATGGGCAGGTACATGGACCCGTCGCCGCCGCCGGAATAGCCGTACTTCTCCCGGATGGCCTGGGCCGCCGCGTGAAGCTGCTGCTTGAGGGCTTCGTCCCCCCGCATGTTGGCCTGCTCCCAGGCCGCCTGGATGGATTCAATTTTCGCCTTGTCGCTCTCCGAAAGCCCCTGGTCGTTCCAAGTGCCCATGGGGATGTAGTTCCCGTTGGCATCCACCGTACCGCTGGTGGCCCGAGAGGGAACCTTAATGGACCACAGCCCGTTGGTGGGATTGTAGCTGGCCCCCGGCGTGTTGGGGTTTACCACCAGGTAATTGCCCCCGGCGGTGATGACGGTGTCGCCGATGTTGGTCCCTGCCGGGGCGTTGCCCCCTTCGGCCACGTTGACATACCGGCCCGTCTCGTAGTACCCGCTGGGGGTGTCGTAGCTTCCGTTCCCCGTCTGGGTCGTGTTGGTCCCTTGGCTCCCAGACGCAGAGGAAAGGGGAGCGACGCTCCCGTTCGACCCCTGCGTGGCAAGCCCATTGGTGGTTCTGGACGCAGCCGATGTGCCCCCGGCATTCACTGGGGCATTGGTTACGTTCACCGCATTGGTGTTCTGTTTCGTAGTGGTCGTGGGCATAACGCTCCCCCTTTTCTCATTTAGTTTGTATGGCGAACCCGGTCAATCTTCTCCCGGAGTTCAGTTGCCCAGTCGCCGGACGTGCTCATCAGCGCACCCCAGACGGTCCTCTGTTCCTCGGTCCCGTGGTTGCGGTCCAGGATCTTCTCCCCGCTTCGGCACAGGGTGTCGTAGTGCCCCAACTCTTGCCCGGCCAGGGAAAGGAACATGTCTCTGCCCTCCTGCTCCCCGCACTCTTTGGCGAGGCGGAGGTACTTCTGCGCATCGGTCAATTCCTCCATGCAAAGCTTGTACCGTGCCACCAGAATGTCCATTGTCTCCATGCTCTCACGCCTCCTTGATGTATTGATACAGTTTGTCGAGGTCCGCCTCATTCATCTTGAAGTTGGAGATCTCCACCGGCCACTTCCCGCTAGCCTTCTCCTTGACGGCGGAATACACCTTGTCCACGTCTACCATGTCTCCGTCGAATACCCCAAGCGCCTGGGCGATGGGGTTTTCCGGCAATTCTTTTGCCTTTTTCTCGATGACCAGGGGTGCCCCTGCCGCGAACAGGATCCCCTTCCACTTCGGCATCACAGGCACAATTTCCCGGTCGATGAAGGCGGCGATCCCCCGCTTCACCTGTTCCATGGATTCCATCCTTGTCCCTCCTTACAGAAAAGAAGGAAGGGGCAGGTTGCCCCGCCCCTCCCTGGTCGCCTCAAGCCGTAGCAGTGCCGCCGGTAGTGGGAGCGGTCCAGCTGTTGTACCGGTCCATGGGTTCAGGACAGATGTTGTCCTTGGGGATGACCACCTTGGTCAGGCTCTGCAAGCAGGCAATCTGCTGCTGGAGGTAGCCCACGGTAGAGGTCATGGTGCCGTTAAACACCGCCTGCTGGCAGTTCACGGCGTTCTGTTCGTCCCGGTTGGCCTGGATCGTCTCGTTCACCGCGTTGATCTGGCTGTTCAGGTCCTTGTAGACCTCCACCAGACGCTCGTCGGTGTACCGCTCAGACTTGAGTAGGGCAATCTCCCCGTCCTTGGCGGAGATTTCCTGTGTCAGGGTCATCTCGTAGCGGTTGACCGGCTGGTTCTCGGAGCAGGCGGCGGCAGGGTTGCAGCCTGCGTTCGCCATATGAGCGCCCAGCAGCCCAGCGCCGCCATTCAAGATGCCCAGGGCAGTGCCCGCAATGCCAAGGCCCAGACCGGCCCCGGCGACTCCTTTGCTTGCGTACTCCATAATGTGTTCTCCTTCTTGCAGTAAAATTTATCCACGGACCCTATGCGCAATCAGGTCCAAGGATATACAAATAGTATACCATGTAATATATAATCAGTAAATAATAGGGATCAAAAAAGAGGTCTGTAGGGGAAAATTGAATTTCTGAAAAGCATTGGTACCCATTAGAATCAAAGAATAAAATAGTCTGGGAGACCCCATTGATCCACGCCGGGAAAATCCGGGATTCTGCGCCGACCCGTCTTTATCAGGATGGCTCGGCGCTTTTTTGTAAGGCAGTTATCGAATCAAATCAAAAATGTATTGTAGGTCCTTAATTGGAGCATTGTAAAATTCGTGGTTCCACAGCCAATGGTCAGGGTGATCCTTCCTCTTGTACTTTTGGCAGAGGGGATCTTCCCATACCTTGTCCCATTTTTCTTTTCGATTCTTCAACCTTCTTTGGATTTCTCGGGTCAACCTTCCGCGCTCCAGGCCGTTCCCATCGTCGTTCCTGGCAAAATGCCGGTGGGCGTTTTCGCTGGTCTCGTAGCAGATGGGGCAACCGTCTACCCAAATTATCCCGTCCCTACTCATGGCCTCTGTCATTGCCGCTATATTTGCCGTACCACACAAGCACGAACTTCTGAACCTTTTTATCAAAATAAAATTCATAAATTACACTCTAAAAATAACGGATAATCCCAGGGACAAGTCGGTTGGTTGCGGATTCAGGCTTTCTCTTTGGCTGCAAAACATAGTCCCCGAGCCAAAAGACGCTCTGAACATAGACCTAACCCACCAAAGGTTTCCATATCCTCCAGTCCAATAAGTTTCGTCAGTGTATGCGACTCTAATCGGACTTCCTCCGTCAAAATAATACTTATACTGTTCTTGCTTGTCCCTCTCTCCAACATTTATATACGAAGAATATATATATTCTGGATCTTCTTCATCAAATTCGAATATAGAATCTCCATTGATTTCATACGCAGAAAGAAGAGGCAAGTAGTCCGTCGTTTTTGTCACGTTGTTTGGGTCGTTTATTTCTTGGCTTGTTTCGCTTGCGGCATTGTTAGAATATATGTCCATTGGCTTTAAGACTTTTCTGAGTTCAGTAGGTAGCGTGGACATCAATGTCCCATCTACTGGATCTGTAGCCGTTGTGTTCCCTGCGTCACCACCAAAAACATTTGTACTTCCAAGAATATCATATCTCAAATCACAGTATTTCCACCCACCGGAAGCGGATTGTTTCCCGTGATTCATCGAAAAAGTTTTTGCTTGACCGCCTGGTGTATCTCCCGTATTATAATATTCATCAACGATAACAACATCGTCGGTGTCGTCATCATGGTCTGGTCTATGGTTTTTAAAGCCTTGAAACGTGATTCCACCGCCCTCAAGATCTTTGTTGTGATCAAATCCAATAATGAAAACCTGAAATGTATTGTCTAGTTGAATCGTTCCAACGCTACCTGTCAAATGCACATTTTTCTTGTCGCCTATTGCCCAATAATTTGCACCATCTCCTCTTTCTGAAACTCTGCTAATCGTCCTCCAAGAGTTGTTTTCTAAGGTCGGATCGACAACAGCAGGAGGGCTATACAAGTTTCTGTCCACGAAAATCATACTGTCGCCTCCTGTATACTAATTTTCAAGTTGATCGGATTATCTGGAACAGAATCGCAAGAAAATGTCAATGTGTTTGTTCCTTGCCCGGTTGGCCAAACGCCGTTATCCAACCATACAGTTGCAGAGTCTTTGTCACTACAGCTAATGTCTATTTTTTGTGTGCTTTCATCTCCAGATACGCCGGAAACGGTAATGGTTTGAGACCCAGAACTCCATCCAGCCATTGAAAGAGTAGCAGATCGAAGAATAGGTTTACTTGCTAAATTCTTTCCACTGATGGTATAAGTGTCACCGCTTTGACTTCCAGTTAGTCCGTCGGTGGCTACCAGCGTCAGCACGTTTACTCCGTTTATGGTAGCATTCGCCCCATCCGTTCCGTTGGTCCCATCGACCCCTGCCGGGCCTTGCGGTCCTTGAGGGCCTTGCTGCCCGTCTGCGCCAGTTTCCCCAACGGGGCCCTGAGGGCCCATGATGTTTTGCCCAGAGACTTGAGGCATCCCAGCTTTGCTTGCAGTGAAGCTAAGGTTTCCAGAGGTGTCTACCGAAGGGATATAGTATCCGCCGGCCTCTCCGTCTTCACCGTCTGCGCCTGCCGGTCCCGTTTCTCCCTGTGGGCCTTGTGGTCCGGGATCGCCTTGAGGGCCTGTTCCTCCGGCAGGGCCTTGCTCTCCTGTGTCTCCCTTGGGCCCTTTCAGGTTATGGAAGGAAAAGGCGATATTCAGCGCCGTGTCTGGTCCAGAGGTGGAAACGTCCACGTAAGGTGTCCCTGTGGCATTATCCACCGTGACGGAGATGTCACCGAACCCGGCAGCCGCCCCGGGATCTCCTTTCGCTCCCTGGGGCCCCGCGTCCCCTTGCGGACCCTGATCCCCGGTGTCCCCCTTGGGGCCAGGTTCCCCTTGCGGGCCTTCCGGACCAATGTCGCCCGTATCGCCTTTGGGCCCTTGCGGGCCTGGATCGCCCTTCGCACCTTGCAGCTGTCCCTGGCTCTTCCAGCCTGGGGTTTTTGTAGTATCCCACATGTAGATGGTGTAGGGATCTTCCAAACCCACGTTGTACATGTCTCCCTGGCTAGGGCTATCCACGGCGATTTGCAAAGCCTCCAGGTTGTCATAGGTTCCAAGAATGTCAAGCCCGGTTCCCGTATCTCCCTTAGGTCCTTGAGGACCCATAGGACCCTCCGGGCCGGTGTCGCCGGGATCGCCCTTCGGCCCTTGGGGGCCTTCCGGCCCGGTCGGCCCGGTGTCCCCGGTGTCTCCCTTCTCTCCCTTGTCTCCTTTTGGGCCTTGGGGGCCGGGATCTCCGGAGTTACCCTTCGGCCCTTGAGGACCGATGTCCCCTTGCTGCCCCTGAGGACCCGTAGGGCCTGGAGCTCCTTGAGGGCCCGGCACCTGGCCGAAGGTCAGCAGCACCTTCCCCGTGTTGGTGGTGGATTTCGTCACCGTGGGGGAGGACCCTGCGGGCAGTTCCGTGCTGGCCACCTCAAGGTCCACAATGGCGTCCCGCGCCGCTTCCGCCTTCTCCGCCGACTTGGCCGCCGCTTGCGCCTGGAGAGTGGCCTGGGCCACAATGCCGGTAGTGGCGTTCTCCCGGGCCTGCTCGGCTTCCGCTCGCGCATCCTCCGCTTGGACCCGTCCCTGTTCGGCAGTCACTCTGCCCTGTTCCGCCAGTACCCGGGCCTGCTCTGCGGAGACACGGCCTTCCTCAGCGGCGACTCTGCCGCCCTCCGCGTCCGCCCGGTCGGTCTCTGCCTGGCCTCGCAAAGTCTCAGCGCTGGCCCGCCCCTGTTCGGCGGTTACCCGGCCTTCTTCGGCAGTCACACGGCCCTGTTCTGCCTGAACACGCTCCGTTTCGGCGGCCTCTCGTTCCTCTTCTTCCGCTATGGTCCCACTCAACGCAGGAAGAAGAACATTGTTCAAATAGTTTTTGATTCGATTTGGTCCTTCATCAAATTTTGATTTTAGTTCAGAGGCAGTAAGGCCTCCTACATCATTTGGTTCATCATCCAGTTTTTGAATGACATCTAAATCATCTTCCAGTTCTGGGATTTCCAGATTGGCGATTATGTTGAGATCATCGTTGAGCGGTTTAAGGCTCATTCCTGTTCCCTCCTCACTTGGCGTATCCGGTGTACCGAATGCGCATATCCGCAGCAACCACCGTCGCCGTGGTATTTGTCCCGCTGTGTTCCAGGATCAACTTGTAGTAGGTGAATTTCTTCGCCTTGATTTTCAGTCTTGTGGTGTGCGGCTTTCGGTTGGTGTTGAAAGACCACCGACGAAAATCTGCACTTTCGAAGGAGAATACCGAGGAAGCGGCCACCTTCTTATTGTGGTCGCTCTTTCGGTCCGTCTCCACCGTCACGGTCATCTGGGACCGCAGTTCCGGCCTCAACACCACCCAAAGCATAGCGGAGTATTTGCGCATAAACTCCCGGTCGAATGGTTCCGCCCCGGAAGCCCAGTACCCGGTGATTTCTGTGCCATTGTCTGTTCGGTTGTCCCGTGATACCAGATTCAGCCTCCCAAGGCTGTCCCCGGCATAGAGTTCTCCGTTCAGGTTCACCATGCACGTTACGTCAAAATTGGTGTAGTAGTACCAGGCATCTGCCGCATAGTTGTACACCAGCGCCTTTTTATCGTAGCACACATAGTATTCCTGATGGTCCTTGTCGTCGTAGCAGTAACACCTGGAGAAATCAAAATTTGCCAGGGTGACATATACCCGGTCAGAAATTCGTTTCGCCTGCCGTTCGTCAATGCTCAAATTGCTGGAGTAGGATGAGTTGTTTTTCCATTCATACAGATCTTTACCGCATAGGGTATAGGGACTGTTCAGAACCAACCTGGCCTGTCCCATAGCCTCGTTGCCCAAGTTCCGGTTTATTGGGGTACAATAAAAAGCTGCTGTAGTCGTGTTGTCCGGTAAGGTAATGGTTCCATATTGGATGGAGTAAGCCTCGTCCTCTTTGAACGCGATAAGTCTGGAGTAATGACGGATCAAACCTGTAACCGGAGTGTTTTCCACTCCGATATTTATCACATTTAATGCAGGGAAGTAATCAGCTCTCGGAACTCCGTTTGTATCAAAGTCAGAATAATAGATTTGGTTTGATCCATTACCGTATATAAAAATTCTGGCATCAGTTGAACCGTTATACATCTCTGTGTACTTCATTCCATGGAAGGTTCCACCGGCTTCAAAAGGTCCAATAGCGGAAGTTCTCCACGAATACTCGACTTCAACCGTATTCTCTCCTTTTTCTCCCGAGACAAGAAGACCAACAATACCAGTTTCTGGATCTTCATAGAAATCTATGTCACTTGTATCTTCGACCTCACCGGTGACCAGGTTCGTCACCTTAAAATCAGACAAAGAGGTTGGGAGCTCTCCAGGAAGTCGAAACCAATTCGATTTTCCTTCCGCCGGAGACAACCATACCCTTATTTTTGTCGTCAAAATGTTTTCTTGCTGTAAAGTCGTCCCTCCGCCATCTATTCCAGGTGGAATAGAAACAAGAACAAGTGGAACATATGCTGTCGCTTCGTCGTCTACTTTGCTGAGCCCTCCAGTTCCACCCCAAGAGAAAAACGCATTTCCGGTTAAAATGTAAAGAGAATCGGAAAAGCCGAAAAACGAAACCTCGTTTAACTCGTCGTCATTTAAGGCGATAGATCCTATTTCCGACCGAGAGAATCCGCCTTCCTCGGACCAAATTTTATACACTTTCCCCGCAGAAGACGCGACAACTACCGACTCTCCAGAGACATTTCCACACCAAATTCCAGAAACACGAGGATCAATCCCTGACGGCGGAATGATGTACGTTTTTTTCATGTACCATGTATAGGTAGTGGTTTCTACATCCAAACTAGATTCACACCTAACGAGCTGGTACACAGTTTCATCGGGCCCTGGCCAATAATACCCAACATAATTTTGCCAGTTGTTGTAATGAACTTGAACGTACTCCCCAGAGACCTCAATATTCCCAGATTGTCCGGAAGCATTTGCATATAATGTCAACGTGCTAGAGACATTCCTGTCAACGCGAACAGCTTCCTCGTCTGTTGCTACCCCAACGGAATATCCAGAGGGAACCGCAATCACGCTGTGAAGCCCCGGCCGCTTCTGCAACGAATGATCCCGGGTAATCTTAAAGTTCCGCATGACGGACGCCTCGCCCAGCTTCAGCTTCGTGTCGCCGTCCGGGCTTTCGTTCAGCCCCAGAAACTCCTGGATACGGAATACCTTCTCGTCAGAGGAATCTACGATCTTCGCCATACGGAATCACCACCTAGAAAACTCGTTATACTCGAAGCCAACGCCGTACACGTCGGTAATGGCTTCGCCGTCCTGGGGGAACCCCTTGGACAGGTTATTTCTTAGCTCCTCATACCGCTGTTGGAAGAAGGACGCGGCAGAAGGATTTTCATCCAGCAGAAGCTGGGCCGCCAGACCGTAGGGAAGCACAGTCTGGCATATGTAATCATCTAAGTCGATGGGGGTTTCAAAGTCAGAAATCACCGCCACAATGGGGCGATCACCAGGCGTCTCCACCTCGTAGGTGTCGCTATAGGGATACAGTTCCCCTCGGAGGGCGTTCAGAATGAGCAGTGTCCGCATCTTGTATTCTCGGGTGTCGGCGGTATCAGTTTCCCCGGAATTTTCGTTCACCTCGTCGATCAGGCCCATGGTAATATCAAACACTCTCTGGGCCGTGGTGCTCGGTGCTGGCATAGTCTCTCCCTCCTTTATGAGAAACGGGGCGGGAGGGTGGCCCTCCCACCCCGTTACAGGTGTAGATCAGCCCGCGCTGACGCTCTCGGCAACGCCGGAGTTCAGCAGGCCGGACTTGTAGGCATAAGCCTTGACAGTCACGCCAGCGGCAGCGTTAGGCTTGCTCCCGGAGGCATAGACCTTTGCGGTATCGGAAGTCTTGGGGTTGGTGCCGTCCAGAGTGTACTTGATGCCGTCGGAGCCAGTAGCGGTCAGAGTCACCTCACCGCCCGAAGCAATGGCAATGGTGGGGGTGACAACTGCCTTGGCGGTGTTGGCATACACATACAGGCCGTTGATTTTCTGGGCCAGCACAAAACTGTCGTGGATGTACCGGCCCTCGCCCACGTCGGCATCGAAGCCCAGAGGGTGGGTCTGCACACGCAGAACCTTCCGCTTCATGGGATCGACGGTGGCGCCCTTGTACTTGATCATGAACTGCACACCAGCAGGCAGCAGGTCATCGGGCACAGCCACAATGGGGGAGCCGTTGATCACACCGATCTGGCCGTTCAGGATAGCGCCGGTGGTGTACTTCTCGTTGTTCTGAAGATTGGTCGCCAGCTTAGTCTGGATAGCCAGAGTCTCGGAGATAAAAGTCACTCTGGACTTGCCCTTGGGCACCCGCTTGTTGCTCATGGCGGCGTGGCCGGTGAGCAGGGCTTCCACCACGGTGTCCTTGGTCAGCGCAGCACCGGGTGTAACCAGGCCAGCGCCGCTGGCCCACACGTTCAGGCGGTAGGCGTCAATCTCAGGGACCACCTGCTCGTCCCAAACCTGCTTTAAAACGGCATTGCAGTGCTTGATGTTGAACTGCTCACCGGCGTTCCCCGCGTCGATGGCGAAGGTGTACGCCTTGTCCTGGGTCATCACCAGGGTCTGCACGGTGTCGCCCAGCTCATTGATGGTGCCAAACCGGCTGGCGGAGGCGTTCCGGTTGTAGTCGGTGATAGGCACCTGGTCAATGGTCCAGATCTTGATGGCGTTCACGCCCTCAAAGGAATAGCTTTTGCCTGCATAGGCATCGGTCAGAGAGGACTGCTTAAAGCGCTCGTCCAGTTTCTTCTCATATTTGGTGGCAAGATTGATGGTAGCCATAGTCATTTTCTCCTTCCTGCCCCCAAATTCAGGTCAGGGGGCAATCAGGTCCCGTCGTACCAGGCGCGGTCAAACTCGTCCATTTCACTGGCGCTGCCCGCGCTTCTCTGGCTTCCTGCGGACCGTCGTTTGTTCTCGCTGTTCTTCTTCGCTGTCTCCAGCTGGCTCTCCAGCTTGGAAACTTTCTCCTTGAGTTCCCGGTTCTCGAATCTGGCATAGGCGTTCACCAAGTCCTCGCCGTCCTTAAAGGCGTCCCACACGTCCTTGGGGATGTCGTTGGGTTTCACCTTCGGGTAGGTCCGGGCAAACCGCAGGAACTGTTCCTGTCTCTTCGCCTCTTCCTGGCTTTTGGCCTGAGCCTCCTTCTTTTGCTGGTCCTTCTGGGCCTCGAAGGCCTTTCTCTCTCGGTCCAGCTTGATTCTCTGGAGGGCAACGTCCTTGTTCAGGTGCTCCTTCTTGGCCAGCACCTCGGCCCGTGCCCCGTCGATCAGGTCCTCAACGGAGATTCCCTGGGGCGCGGCGAGTTCCTTGAGGAAGGTCTCCATAGCGGTGAGGCGTTCCACCTCTTTCCGCGCCGCGTCCCGGTCCTCCCGGATCCGCTGATAGTCCAGGCCCATCTGGGCGTAGGCGTTCAGTTGCTCCGGGGTTACCCGCACCGTCTGGCCCAGGTGTTTCAACTCGATCAGTTCTGGCTGGTCTGCCTCTTCCGATCTGTCAGTCTGCTCCTGCGCTTCGGCTGTGGGCTCGTTGGCCGCTTCGGCCTCTGCTTCCCCTTCCTGCTGGTCTGCTTCCGGTTCCGCAGTGTCATTCTGTGTCTCGCCTCCCTGACTTTCCTCTTCGTCTCCGTCCAGGATCTCCAGATCCGAAAAGTCGATGTCGGACCAATCGTCCGGGTCTCGGGCGGGATCTTCTGTCACGCTTTCGGTGCTTTCAGGGATGGTGTTCACAGTCAGTTCGTCCATGTGTAGTTCCTCCTATTGGGCATGGGTGGCCCAAGTTTGTTCTTTGGTTCCTGCTGGTTTGCGGTCAGTTGGTTGTATGCTTCACCCGGTCCTCCACTTCCGCCCGCTTGGCGTTGTTGAACCGGTCCAGGGTGCCCACCAGGTAACCGGTGATCCGCCGGATCCTCTGGAAGGGCATCTTTTCAAAAACGGGGGTGATCCCGTATTCGTCGGGATTGCCGGTGCGGCGGATGTAGATTTCCACCACGCGCCGCCCTTCCTCTTGCTCCATCATGGCAATGGCCGCTTGCACAATCTCCTCGGGGATGTTGTCCAGGTTGTGGATGGTCACGTCCATCACAGCAGCCCCTTCCGGTCCAGGACAGCGGCAAACTCGTCCCGTTTCAGGGGGCGTTCCGGGCTGGTGCCGTCCATGATGCCGGTCTCCTGGGCCTTCTTCCAGGCCCCCTCTTTCTGGGACCACGCCGGCTCCGGCAGGGTCACCATGTGCTGGACGGCCTTCTGGTAAATCAGGTAGGCCTGCTCCTCCGTCATGTCCTGGAGCATTTTGTTGATATCCACGTCCTCGTCCTCTCCTTTCAGTCGCGCATTGACAAGTTTTGCGATCTCGCCATATTTCCCAAACAGATAGTTTCCCGGGCAGCTCTTGCCCTTGTCTGTGGTGTATCGGTGGGGGACCATGTTGCACACGGCCCAGTCGCCGGTAAACGCGGGGCAATACTGTTTGCCCTCCTTCCAGATGAGTTCCCGGATGCCGTTGCGCTGGCAGATGTCCACGCACAGGTTAATCAGGCTCTCAAAGGCTGCGTCGGTGCATTCATAAGGCTCCTGATAACTCTGGATGCTGGAGACCTCAATGGTTACCACCTCATGGTCCACCTTGTGGGAGCAGCACCATGCCCGATTTTCCTCCAGAACGTACTGGCCAATTCGCCCATCTGGGCCAATGCCGTAATGGCTGGATGCCTCGGAGGTCTGGAATACCTGACCACAGCCCTCCACACTGCCAGGGCCAGCCATCGTATGGATGGAGATACCTCGAATCTTCCCGTTTCTGGGTTTGGTGCAATGAGGGGACAATTTCGTGTATACAACGAGTTTGCTGTTACTCACCAGTGTTCACCTCCTGCTTGACTTCGGGGAGCCCCGCAATGGAGGTCAGCAGAGACAGCACCCCAGCCAGCACAGCGGCAGACACCGCCATGACCCAGTTAACGTCAGACAACACAGCGGCTGCGCCGATGGTAGCGACAGCGGTTTGAGCCATAGTCTTGATGGCCCGCACCCCGGCGGCCTTCCACCAGAGTTTCCATTTCTCGCTCATCGGTCCTCCCTCCTTTCCTCCAGCACCGTAATTCGGTGCTCGTGATCGTCCACCTTTTCGTAAATGTCTTCGTGTACGTCCTTAATCTCCTTGAGTTGGTCCTTGTATCGGTCCTTGAATTCCTCCAATCCCTGGGCGAAGTTCGCCACCTGCACCGTCAGTTTCGTGATGGTGGAATTCAGCTTCACCATTGGACCGGCAACGGAAATCACGAGGCCAACGAGGACCACAATGACTCCAACCACTTCCCATTCCGTCATGTGGCACCTCCCATTCGGTCAAACCATCCCTGCTGTGGTCCCGGTCTCGTTGACCTTTCGCTGCAAGGCGGAGTATCCGCCGCCTGTCGGGATCTCGTCCTTTGTGGTGTCTCCCGCCACCGGGGCCCCGCCGGGGTTCTGCGGGGCGCCCTGCTGCATCTGCGCCTGCATAGCCATGGCGTTTCTCTGCTGCTCTTTCAGTTCGTTGATGAGCTCTCTCCGTCCTGGGATGTAGCCGTCGGGAATTCGTTCCAGATACTGAATGGTGTCGATCTTCCCCATCTTCAACAGGTTGTCCAGCGTCTGGATGGAGGCAATTTCCGAGTAGTACGAACTGGCCCCGATGTCCAGTTTGATGTGCATGGGCATGTCTTTCAGCTGGGAAAAGTCAAACTGCATCGGAATTTCTGCCGGGGTCTCCTGTCCAATGAAGTCGTAGACCTGCCGGACCTCTTCCGGCGTGGTCATGTCTACATACCGTTTGCCGTAATACTCGCCCATAAACTCGATGTAGATCCTGTATAGGTCCTCAATGGACTTATACAGGTTTTGCTTTGTAATCTCCGACGGGGTGGAGGCAGCCCGCTGCAAGGCAATGATGGCCGATGTGTTGTCAGGCCGCGTGTCGCCCAGGGCAACGGATGTTGCGCCCAAACTCTGCTCCGTCTCCTCCACCGCCAATTGAATGAACTGGGAGATTTGCGGAGAGATGCTGGCCGGGTCAATGATCTTGGCCACGTTGTTCACGTCGCCGCCCTGGATCCCGATGGCAGCGCCAATCCGGTTATCCCACTTCCCGACCCTGGTCGCGTCGTACACGACCTTGGGAAATGCCGTGGTCATCAGGGACAGCTGCGACATGGCCCAAAGCTTATTCACGAAAATCTGATTAGGAATCAGACCGGTAATCATGGCCTGCCCGTGGAAACAGTCCTGGATGTAGTCCCAGTTCAGCCAGGAAATGGGATATAGCTTGATACCCAAATCCCACGGCTCCCGGATGGAGGACCCCCGGGCGCACTTGTACGCCCAGATGTGGCGGGTCTTGGTGTCCCGCCAGAAGAGCAGGATGGTGGTCACCTTGTCCGTGGTCTCTTTGGCTGCGTCCGGGTTGGTGTTGTCGCCGTCCCCGCCGATGTTCCGCCAGGTCTCGAAGCCGTTCTCCTTGGCCTCTGCCTGAGCTGCGGAGATGATCTCCCGCCGCTCCAGAATGATCCACGGTTGGCTCTGCACATCCCGGTCGTTGGGGTTGCCGAAATGGACCCGGAGATTCTCTACAATCTCGGTTCGGATACACCCCTTGGCGTCCTGCCCGGTCTCCGCGTCCGGGTCCCACCAGGTGTAAAGGCACCCGTCCCCATCCACAGCGGCATTTCTGGCGAACTCACGCATCAGCGACGGGATGTTGTTCAGTTCCGTCAGCGCGTCCAGTTCCTCGTTGATAATCCGAACCGGCTCCACAAGCGACGTGGTGTTCGGTGTCGCAGACAGCGGGGAAGCGTTGACCTTGATGTTGTCGCTGGTGATGGTCGCCACCGTGAAGCAGCACACCCGCTTGAGGAAGTTGAACACGGGGGTGGGCAGCCCGTTGGAAATCACGCCCTCCCACTGCTTCCCGATGAAGAAGTTCTCGTTGACGCGGACAGTGTCCTCCAAATTGATGCTGGAGTTGAAGTCCAGTCCTCGCTCGTACAACTTCCACGCCGTCCCGCAATCCGGCAGCTTGCTCTCCTTCCCCAGGGAGTAGGTGTTCAGGCCCGAAGTGTCCGGTTTTTTCTCTCGCTTAGGCATCGTCACCGCCTGCCTTTCTGGCTGCGTTCATGTCGTAATTGAGGATGTTGTTGATCCCGGTAAACAGCAGTTCCTCCTGTCTCTTCCGGGTCTCTCGGTCACCCTCTTCCGCTTTCCAAACCTGTTCCAAGTGTTCTACCTTCTTCTCAAGGCTTCGCACTTTAAGGGAGATGCTGGCCAGGCGCGTGCTCAACTCATCCAGGTGCTCTTCGTTCTTGTGCTCCAGCACCAGCAGAACGACAAAACACACAAGGGCAAGCGCAGTTCCGATGCCAAACAGAATGGTTTCCATAGTGTCCTCCTCACAACGCAAGATAGCTGGGGCTGGGGGCCCCGCTTCCTACCATGAACTCCTCGTAGCTCTCCATGCTGTCCTCGTCATCGTCATACAGGACAACCTTCTTCTCGTCCTTTTCCGGCTGGGCAGGCAGCACGCGGGAAATGCAGTAATACCGTACCCCGTCCACCGTGTGGGTCACCTCGTGGGGGTCCTTGGCACAGTCGTTGGGGTTCTTCTCGTCCGCCTGGATATCCTGGATATCCCCGATGACCTCTTTGCAGGCATCGAAGAACATAAGCCCCGGCAGCTTGTCCGGCGCCGTCCCGTTTTCCCGGCGGAACATAGCCTGCACATAGGGGTCGCGCAGCGGCCTTGGGGCCAACGCTTCCTTCATCATCAGGTGTCCCTGCACCCGGTTGTTGTCCGCCCGGATCAGGCCAACCTGGTTCAGCATGAACACCTCCGCCATGGTCTTGCCGGTGTCTTTCTGTCGGCTCCACATATCCGGTGGGGCATAGGTGGCAGACACATGCTCTCCCGGCAGCGTCAACTCGTGGATCTTCTCTGCCGCCTCTTTGACAATGAGGCCCTTGTGGGTGAACTCCCGGTAGCACCAAGACCTTCCGTCTTCGTCTACCGCCCACCAGAAACAGGCGAACATGTCCAGGCCGTAGTCGAAGCTGCGGTACCGCTGCCAATGCTCCGGGATGCGAAACGGCTGCACAACGTGGGTCGCGGTAGAGAATTCCGGGAAAAAGTTCCCGCCGATGGCGTTCCAATCGCCGTACCGGTAGGCCCGCCGCTTATCCTCCGGCATGTTCGCCAGCATCCGCACATACCCCGGGGAAGAGGCCATCAGGTGATAGTTATCCTCCACCGTCGCCGGGATGAAAGTGTAATCCTCCGGATTCTCGTTCTCCTCCGGGTTGTCACAGTTCTGTTTGAACTGCCGGTCAATGAACAGCCGCTTCACCCACCGGTGGCCGACGCCGCCGGGGTTGCAGGTAAGATACATCCGCTTTGGAAACTGGTTCACGCCACGCAAGCAGCCGCCAAGGAAGTTAAAACTCCGCTCGGAAAACTGCGTGGCCTCGTCGATGAAAATCCAGTCATATTCCAGGCCGTTATACTCATCCTCCGAAGCGTCGCCGCTCCAGTGGCCGAACTTGATGGTGCTCCCGTTGTGAAAGGTCATCAGGTGGGTGGTGGCATTGTAAGAGGCCAGCGCAGGCGGCACCATCTTCACAATGGGCCGGATGTGGTTCTCTTCCAATTCCGGGTAGGTCCGCCGCATGATGAGGATCTTGATACCCGGGTTGGCGATGGCTCCACCCACAGCCTTGATGCGCACGGCATGGGTCTTGCCGCCGCCCTTGGCACCGCCGTAGGCGGTGTAGGTGGTTCGGGAGAGATAGAACAGCTTCTGCTTCTGGTTTGCCTCTCCGGGGTCCCAGACCACGTCCTTCTTCTGGACCTTGCTCATCCTTCGCCGTGCCGTCTCTCCTCACCTCCAAACGCAAAAACGGGGCCAACCTGTCGGAAATTCCAACAAGTTGACCCCGTTCGGTCCTTCTCCCCAGCCATTCCCAGGGAGGTCTCTATTCGTCTGTAAGTTTACCCTCCAGAACGACCTTGCGCTTGATCTGCACAACCTTCACCGTCCCGTTGGGCCCGGAAATGAGCTCCACGCGCCCATCCCGTTTCAGAAGGGCCTGGATCCTCTGTATCGTGTCTCTGTCCATGCTCCCTCCCGTTCCATATTCCGTATTCTGGTGGTTCCCCCTGGCCTCGAACCAGGATTATGCCCAGGTATAAGTTGGGTTTCTCTGCCTCTTGGGATAGGGAACCCTATGGGCGGATTCTTTCGTTGCAGGCCCCGCCACGCCCAGCCGTTTTCTCACGCGTCGGCACGCTACCCCCGTCTGGACTCGAACCAGAATCCTGCAAAAAGCGCTTTTACCGTCAAAGCTACAGGGGCAAATGGGGAGAACCCGTATGGCAACCGGGTCCACCCGCTCTCCGTCTTTCCGGAGCGTCATGCAAGAAAAATCCGCCATAAATTTTCCACGCACTGCCGAACGTCAGGCGCGACCTGGCACCCTAGATCGTTAGGGCCTTTCTGGGATTCGGCGTATATGGCCCTAAATTCTCGGGCCATGTCGCGGGTTGTTGTCCGGCTTTGCCCGCGCGCCGGGTGACTCGAAAGAGCATACAAGACAATGTGTTACCAAACCATGTGAAAGGAAGCAGCGAAGGAGAGAACTCACTTCCTTTCTGTTTGATATTCCCCTTTCGGGGTTTGCCGCCCGGCCTGGAATCGAACCAGGCTTTGCACCTGCCGGACGATTTGAGGGAGGCAAAGGCTGTCTTCCCTTGCCCCCACTCGAAAGGAGGTAGAACACCCAAGAACTGCTTCGGGCCTCCGGGACTTGAACCCGCCTTGTGTGCCTTCCACACGGCCCGATTATTATTTCACCCTGGGGACCCGTTCCTTCTAGGTACCCCCTGATTTTCCGGGTACCCCTGTATAGTTATCATAGATAGCTATGTTGGAGGAGGAAGTCTGGAGAATGCGGGTTATCTTATACACCCCCGGCTGGAAACCAGCCCCTACTTTTTCCGCCACACCCCCGTGGTAGGTAGGGTAGGGGGTAGGGGGGGTATACCCCAAACCCAGCCAGCGCCACACCACCCCCACCCCCAGGGCGGGAGGGTCTTATTGCACCCAGCCACCCCGGCGGGCCGGCCTGCTTGATTGCTCTGGCCTGCTGCATCCTGTAATATCTGTGTAATTGTGCTGTAATCCGTTGGGGCTCAATGGGTTATGCTTGCTTATATAGCAAGCAGTCTGTAATTGCTACTTGAAGGCGTCCACTCCGCCCACTCCCTCAATCTTGAGGGTAACGGTTGCGCCCTGGTCTACCTGCTGCGTGGACTCCACATAGCCGCCGTTAAATGGCTGTTTCAGCTGGAATATTGCTGCTGCTGCTTTCTTCGGGTCTCCCTCCAGCATACTCAGCAGTCGGTGCTCTCTGTATTGCCGCAGGTTTTTGAAGGGGATTTCGTATCCTTTATAATTCCCATCCCCCGCCTCATACCTACTCAGCGTCGCCGCACTCACCGAAAGGAATTTACAGAGGTTATAGTTGGAAGGGATTTCACCGTTTTCCTCGCAGTATTTAATGAAATCATCTATATATTTCATCAGCTTTTCAGCGGATTCCACTTTTCTTGTCTGAGCCATTTAGCTTACCTCCCTTCCAGAAATCTAGCAAATCTAGACTTTTCCCAATCTAAGGGTATGAATCAATTATACATTCCAGGGTTTCCGAAAGGAGGGGCTTTTCAAATTTATTTTAAATTATTTTCCTCAATCTTTTTCGACACGTGTCTAATATCTTAGATGGAAAAGAGGCCCGGAAGGGGGTTTACTGCCCCTCTCTAGGCCTCTTGTGCTGCTCTCTGCGGGGCGTTATGCCTGCCCCTTGTCCTCTCCCTGCTCGTCTGCTGCCTGCTGTCCTGGCGCAGGGAAATGCCCTGCCTTGACCTGCTCTATAAGATCCTCAGCGGCAGCCCGAAAAACTGCGTTGGGCGTTGTTCCCGCCAGCTTGCAGGCGGCCTTGAATTCTTCGGCCTTGTCCTTCCGGATCTTGCACCCGAGCTTTGTCATGTTGGCGGAGTCCCACTTGTCATTTGCGGCCCGCTTCGCTTTGGTTACCATAGGAATAACCTCCATTCTCTTTGTTATATTGTATCACACTGCGGCACGGTGGCACAGTGTACAACATGCACAAATTAGACATCCACTCTTTGGTTGTTCTGTTGCTTGACATACACGGGGCCACCGTGCTATCATAAAGCCAAGCTAAACGACAGCCAACCACGACAGGCCAGCAGGCCGGAAGGGAGAACACCATGAAATACTTTACCGCCGTCAAGACCCTGGACGAGCTAAAGAAGGCCTACCGCCGTCTGGCCATGCAGTACCACCCAGACTGTGGCGGCAGCACCGAGGCCATGCAGGAGATAAATAACGAGCACGACGAGCTCTTTGAGATCCTCAAGCGCCAGCACAACGCCCAGGCCCAGGCCGACACCACCGGCAAGACCAAAGCCACCACCGAGACCGCCGAAGAGTTCCGGCAGATCCTCGACATTCTCTTGAGTCTGGACGGCCTGGAGATTGAGCTGTGCGGGTCCTGGCTCTGGATCGGCGGCAACACCAAAGCCAACAAGGACAAACTCAAGGCGGCTGGCTGCAAGTGGTCCAAGAACAAGGGAAAGTGGTACTGGCACCACGCCGAGGCCGGTTCCCGCTGGTACCGTGGCAAGTCCTCCATGGCGGAAATCCGCACCAAGTACGGCAGTCAGGCATTCCGTTCCCGTGGATCCCAGGACATCGAAACCGCTACAGCGTAAGGAGGCGGCAGGACATGAAAAGCAGGGACTCACCCAACAGCCGAAACCCCTTCGGGGGTCCACTGGAACCGCCCCACCAGTGCTGACGATGGTAGGGCAGAAAGGAAAAGAAAATGAACGAGCAAATCAGTTCTTGCACATGGGCCGTCTGCTACGATATCGACGGGAAACACCAAGATGACGGAAGAACCAGAACCTGCGTTGTTGCTGTATTCCGGTTCCAATTCGAGGCCCAAGACTTCATCGAGAAGTGCCTGCCCAAAAACGGCAGATTCTACGTCAAGAATACGCAGCCCACCCGATAGGGGAAGTCGTGGGAAGCCACAACGACAACCAAGGAGGAACCAAACATGAAAACATTCATTGCCGTATTACTCACCGCCGCCCTTGCCTTCGCAGGCGGCCACGCCGCCACAGTCTCCACGATGGAGATCGAAACAGACGGAGACTGTGACAGCGCGTTTGTAACGACCCTGGGCCGTGAGTATTTTATGGGGGCCAACGGTTACGAGGTAGAATGACATTGACCGAGTCAGAGAAACCATGCTATCGAAGGGACTCAAAACTTCATGGTTAAAGCCGCTCCGGATATACTCCCGGGGCGGCTCTTTTGTCTCTCGTTCTTGACACGATCTTGACAGGATTGGAAATGTTTTGACATGCTATTTTATGCTGTTTTGTGCGCTGCATCAGGCCGAAACGAACGGCAAATCAGAACGCAGAAAACCCCGGAACCCATTGATTTCCAAGGGATCCGAGGTTTTCGCTCCATCCTGTATCACCAGGTCATAAGATTTTCCGGCTTTCTTTGGAAGAAAGCCGGAGGAAAGAACACCAGGGCGGAGAGA